TTAACTCTCGGAATTTTCGTGAACACCTCCTTGTTCGCGGCTCTACCAGCAACAGTGTTGAAACCGTTGGCCTCCATCGTGTTTAACGCCTCCATCATCGCCTCCAAAGGAACCCACGGACCAAGCGACCAAGTCGCAGCACCAACTCCCCAGGTAGTATAAGGCATTTATATTTTGTTTGTTTTGTTTATTTATTTATTCACTGAAAACACAACTGATAACTATAAAACAGTTTCATCTTTGGTGTGAGTTACCAAAAACCCCCTCACAAATACCCCAATGAATGCCCACATCACCACACTGCACACTATTGATCCGCCCCAAACATCGACAACAGACGCTGCGTCGCGTCTTCAGCCGTATTGGAGATATAACCCGCAGTCCCGGAAGTGACCAAGAAGGCCTCGATGCCGAACAACGTAGGAAGATGTGTATAGATCCACATTTCCTTGTAAAAGTTGTTATGTTTGCACCTGTATAGACACCCATCTTTTTCGAGATGGAACGCCTTTCTCGTCCCGGACGACAACTGCCTCCTGGTAAATCTCAATGTTACAATACGCGTCTCCACGACCCTCACAATGCTGTCATCTTCAAGGTTAGGATATATTTTAACGTACATGGCTGTGTTGCAAGACATAAACTCTGCGTATTGAATATTGCTGCTAAGTAATCCACTAACTTCAAACGTAATATCAAATGATGCAATAAACGGAAACTTCATAAAACAGTTTCATCTCCGACGTGAGTTGTCGGAACCCTACCATCACAATTACCCCATCACCAACAGAAACACTTCACAACGGAATCACCTTCAACTTCCCATCATCCATCACCGGATGCGCAACAGGCTCCTCACGTAGCAAGAAATTGTCGTCGAACGCAGCCTTATCGATGTGTGAGAAAGACTTCACACTGTCCAATACGGACATCATCTCACTATAAGTCGTATTGAAGAGCTTAGAGTTGACGGCTACCGTCAAAATCTCGTCGTCCTTGTTCACGTCCTGAACCCAGTTTCGCAACGAAGCCTGAAATTCAGTGAAATGCTTGTAGTCTCTAAACCTATGGCCGAAGATTTTATTCAACTTCCTAGGTATATTCTCCACAATCTTCCCGTCAACAATGGATAAACCGCAGAACTCGGCACCACTTTGGACATAAGCCTCCATCTCGATCTTTGTATGTAAGGCAATCATCGCTACGTTCTTCTCGCTGATTTTCAGGTTCGCCTGCCTCTTCAGCCCATCATCACCTTTCCCAGCCATCGCAACGGGTCCGTTTCCTCGCAAGATGAAATTGGACAGCACCAGCGCGATTATGGTATTCAGCAACAACGTCGCCGGTTCTCCGGATGTCTTCTCCAATGTCGCCCGCCCCCTCGTGTGGTCGCCCTGAATAACGTAGTTTGCCCTGTACGAAAAATACAGCTCCACAAACTCGGACGATGCACCTAATCTCTTCAACATATTCCTCTCGATGGCTTGCGTAAACAAGTCCTGTTGAGAATCGTACATTTTAAAGTCGGTGACGCCGTTTAGCGAACCCAACACACACGCCTCCATAGCCTTCGTCAACCTGCCCTTCATCTCGTCCCTCGTCATCCTGTTGTCTAACACAACATGCGGTTTCAAACACCTCCTGAACTGGTCGTTGAGAATGCGCATACACGCGCCGAACATCGTCTGAGCGTCTTTGCTCCACGCAGATATGCCCTGTCCACACTTGTAGGGCGATGGAGATGCGATCATACTTGGCTTAAAAGGTTTAAAGGTGTCCTTC